TCAATCTTTGCCAGTGCCTTTGTATAGGCTTCGGTTTTGTTATCTGCGTACCGCTGTTCCAATGCTTCCCTGAGGGTTGCATACTTGGCCTGTATGGCTAGACGCTTTTCCTCACTACCAACCACCTCTTTTAGGAAGGAATCCAATTGTGAGCGAATTTCTCTTTCGGTAGCAATAGCTTCATTTGCTGCATGAATGGCCTTTTCTCTTCCAAGTATCGAATTGTCACCGGATAAGCCGCGCTGTACGGCTTCAAGGTAGCGAAGGTATTCTACAAGCGACTCCGCTTCTTCACGGGCATCTGACAGATCTTGTTTAAATGTCTCGATTCCCGATTTCTCACCCTGCAGCCTATCACGTTCGGTGAAAAGTTGGTCAAGGTCGGAACGATCCTGATCGGAAAATCCAGCATACTGAAAGTCTCTTAAGTTCTCCAATCGTTGAATTTCGGTATTCAACCAGTCAAGGTAGGTTTTCCCTCCCTTTCTTAATTCCTTAAACTGTTCGTCGGCTGCTTCTTTACCTACATATGAAACCCATCGTTCGTAAAGCTCGTACATATGCCGTTTTTCGGCGAGTTCATCCCTGAAAGTTTTTATACGTAACTCTTTTTCCGTTTCTGCAGCACTTTTCGCAGATGCTTTTATTTGTTCACCAGTGATTTGAGCCTTCTCTAGTTCGAGTTTTTTAATTTCCTTCCCTATCGTATCAAACTCTTGGCGGGTAGACGCTTTACTTTGTTTATCTCTTAATGCTTTTATCTCCTCCTCATACCATTTAATCGTTTTTACAATAGCGTTTTTAGTGTTCTCAGCACTTTTATTGGTCGCTATGTCAATTCCGGTTATAGCTGCAATTCGATCCTTAAATTTGGCTTGTAATTCGTCCTCTGATTTTACGATTTCATTGTTAAACCTTCTTCGCTCACTTGCTACAGCGTTATTATAGTCCATATCTCCAAAAGAGGAGGCAGCTGATAGCCCTAACCTTTGAAGGAATGGTAAATCATGTTCATTCCTTTTTGCTTTGTTTTGTCTTTCGATGCTTTCCTGTAACTCACGTTCGATCTCTTGAAGTTCAAGTTGTCGTTTTTTTGCGTCGATATAATTGTTTATCGCTGTTACACCCTCTTCTGTTTTTATATTTTCAAGCGTTAAAGCACTCAAATGATCTGGACTAAGCCTAATGAGTTCTTCTAGAGCCTTATTTCTCTCATATCTACTTGCTGCTTCGTTGTTAATCGTTGCGGTTAGTACCTGGATTTTTGCCTGTTCCGCTGCTGCTGCATCTTCTCCCTTTTTCATGGCTACATTAAGGGAGTTTTGAGCCCTTTCCGCTTTTGTAGCTTCTTTGTTGAATAGTACAAATGCAGAAACGATTCCAGTAAGGGCAGTAGCTACCAGCACGTAGGGGTTTGCTTTACTTGCCAGATTAAACAGTATTTGAGCGTCTTTGGCCGATTTAATCGAACGGGTGAGGTCGTGCCAAAGTTTCACCTGTGCGATAAGGGCAGGAGCTGCTTGGATAGCAGCGGTGAGCATTAAAGCTGCTCTATATGCGCCATACGTCGCAATAACTACCTTCAACACGTCAACTACTTTCTCGTAGTTTTCAACAGCGGCAATCGTCGTTTCAAAAACTGTAGTTAAAATCCCTTCTTTCGACTTTCCAATGTCGTTGAGCATGGAGTCAATAGCATCCCCTAAAGCTGCTTTTAAACCGAGTAGAGATTTACTCTGTGCTTCCATCAACCCTCCAAACATAGACCCGGATGCGGTGAGGTTTTCAATTGCTTTTTGTACTTCAGGGAAGCCAACTTTACCCGCTTCTACCAAACCCTTTACCTCATCCTCCGCGACGTCAAATATTTTAGCTAGTTCCTTAATCATCGGAATACCACGACCAAGAAATTGATTTAGATCTTGGGTGTATAGCCTACCCTGCGTCATAGTAGTACCGTACAGATACGCAATATCACCCAAGGGAGCTCCAATACCTGAAGCAATGTCACCTAGTCGTCTTAGTGTATCGATTACATTTTCAGCTGATTCTCCATAGGCAAGCAATTGTTTTGCAGCTGAAGCTGTGTCTTTAAGTCCATATGGTGTTTTTGCGGCAAATTCGACGATTTCAGCCATCAACTGGTCAGCTTTTGACTTGCTACCCAGCATTGTATTCAAGGCTATTTCTAATTGTTGAAATTCGCCCCTAACACGTACGATTTGCCCAGGGAGTTGAGCTAATTGAAAACCGGCAAATGCTGCAGCAGCGGTTTTAGCGATATTTTTGAACGTTTCGTTCATTTTCTCTGCCTCGCTTTTAGACCGCTTCCCGAGTGAATCTAGTTCCTTTTTAGCTTCCGCGATTCCCCGTCGAAACGGGTCTGAATTTAAGTAGAGCTCGAAGCCAATCGCTCCATCTTGCGTTCTCATCTGTTTAGTAATTTAAATGGTACAGTATGTATTCGTTGGGTTTGAATCGGCCTTATATGGCTTATTTCTTTTTACCCAAATTTTTCAATAGTCTGCCTGCTTCTCTCTGAGCCCATATTTCCGAACTACTAATAACATCGTATCCTTTGGCCTCAACATAGCTTGCATATTCCATTCCCGCAGTGACAACCAAGACGTACCCCTTACGACCTTTCGATGCCTCTTTAGCTAACTTTCGTGCCCTTCCGACTCCTTTTGTTCCTGCTTCTTGGTCTATGATAACTCCATCTTTGCAAATAAAAAATCCTATAGAACTGGTTAGATTCCCAGTCCACTCCAAGTAATCTCCAAATTCCGGTTGTTTAACGTGAGGGTTTTTGTCAATATCTCGCTGGCTTACGGTTCTTTGCTTTAGTGGTTTCGCGTTTGGTACGTAGGAAATCGGGAAGGCTGCGGGATTGTTATTTCCCTTTTCCCTGGCCATGTTTACGGCTAGCTCTCCGATCATCCGCAAGCGTGCAATAGTTTTACGCTCAATCTTTTCAAATTCCTTTTGAAAGTATCGGTCTATGTCGCTTTTCTTAAATGTTGGCCGTATCATATCGGAAGATCAATTTTTAGTTCGTTCATGATGTTCGCACCTTTGAAATTGTCCCTCACCCAGTAGGGAGGCTCTTTTGCCTTGAGAATCCTTTGACGGTTTTTCTTCACGTACTCTTTCCATCCTTGCGGCATCTGCGTCACTTCGTTAACTGATTTTATCGGTCCATCAACCCCAGAATTGATCCAGTTTTCTATTTCGTCAGGAGTTGCCAGGATCGTAATAACATAGCAGCGACATTGCGGATGTTGTGACCGGAAAATGTAGCTCTTAGGATACCTACCTTTCATTGCATCGCATATATCGCAAGGGTAGGGGTTGTTAGAACGTCGGACCTCATACCCAACGATAAAAGGAGTCGCCATCCTCCTTTCATGGTCTGCAACACGATAGGCCATATTTACCTCAGTTCTGGCCATTCGGAATGAGTTTTTGAAAGAGCTTTTGTAAATCCCTGGACCTGGATTATAGGCTTTCATGGCTTTTGATGGACGAAGTACGCCCCTTTTGTCCCGAACCCTTCTAAATAGCCTATTGGGTTCATTGAGTAGTGGTTGCGCTTCCTGTGCTATCCGTGTCGCTGATTTACCTTGACCTAAGGATACGTCTAAAATTAATTCCATCTCACTTTCAAAGATCTCAGTATACCTCCAAACTCGTTCACTAAGCCCCATCCCTCCAATCTTCCTTTGTTGGAAAGATTTCAGGGCTTCAAGGTTTCTGTATTTGAGGGCTTCGAGGGTCTCACGGTCTACTTTATACCCTTTTAGAATATCGTCAATTATACGATCGTTTTTCGCATTCGCGGCCAGCCATTCACGTTCAATACCTTTTGCAACAACTCCAACAATATCCTTGTGAAGGCTCTGAAGGATTTTCTGCGATCTTTTCTTGAATCCTGGAAAACTCGCAAAAGCAAATAATTTGTTACCCTCAGGATCAAATCTAGATTCTAATTGCTGGCCCAACCGGACATACTCTAAAACTGCCTTTTTATAAAGGCGATCAATCTGGTAAACAACAAATTCAGTCCGCCGCAGGTGGTTATACCAGTGTTCCTTTTCTTCGTTCGGTGTCATACGGATTCGTGCCTAAAATGTCCTTGACGTGCTCAAAATTTAATGGCTGCCTAAACTCCCTGGCCGGTATCATCGAAGCAATGATTTTTGTCAATTTTAGCAGGGTTTCGAAGCTCAATTTTGTGAACACATAAAGAGTGAATAGCTGACGATAAAAACGCGGTATTTCGGTGCCAGCGGATACAATCTGCGCTAGTTCAAATTTGGAAATTTTTGCATTTTGTTCTTCGCTTCTTTCGTCTTCCTTGATCACTTCTCGGATTGCCGTTTTTTTTGTTAAAAAATCGATTTGACGCCCTTTGGGCTTTGCGATATAGAAAACCCTTTCTCGGCTACCAAAGAGCCGAGAGACAGGGTTTTTTATGGTGGTGTATTTAACTTTCATACTTAGAAATCGATTGGGTTGTTTTTAGTTTGAGAGACTCGGCCAATTGATCAAATAGGCGACTGCAAACCGATGATGAAGGCAGTCTTTTCTAAATCTCAGTATTGTTTTTATTTCCTCCTTTTCTCGATCATTTATATTTAGATATCTGAGATAATAGAGGTAAAACGGCAGACTAACCCCTCCAAGGTGCCACAGCTGAACCTTCATACTATTTTCAAAAACCTTGTCTTGGGATTTCACGATTGCTTTTTTTTTGGTGGCTTTGTCTGTTCTGTACATACGGCTCGTATTGGTCGCCTTTAGCCTTTAAAAACGTTATGATCCATGTATCGAGGGGTATAACGAAACGTTACACCCTTTGCTTTGTCTTCAAAGAGCCGAAATAAAACGGCTCATTTTACTGTTTTTTTTCTGATGGCTTTGGCTACATGGTTTATTTCGGGAATATGTGCTTCATATCCATCACCTTTATCCGTGATAAACCCTAAAATCCAAGCATCATTGTAAGGATGAATGAACATACCTCCGGCCTTTAAACGCTGCCTGAGTTTGGTCGCAGTTTCAGCGATCCTATTTGCGTATTCATAGAGCTCCATGGCGATGTCATCCTTTTCAT